GAGTGTGTAGGCTGGACCCGCAGGCCCCGACACCAGGTTGTAGGCCAACTCGACAGATCCACTCGCGAGCGTGAACACGCCAGGCGCAGTTGCCATCCGACGTGCCGCGCGCATCGGAGCAGTTGAGCCCGAGAGAGAGAATTCAGCGGCGGTGCAAGATAAACGACGAGTTGCCACCATCCCGGCAACAGACCCGGCGAGCGAGACTGTGCCTGTCGCAACTGGCAGGCGTCGAGCGGCGACAAGACCGGCCAGCACGCCCAGAACCGAGAACGACCCGGATGCGGCCTGCAGGGTATAGCTCTTCGGCGCCGGCGCTGCGCCAGTTGGGGCTAACCCGAGTGGCGACAGGGCCAGCGGGTATAAGCCCAGGCTCATTTTTTACACCTCCGGCCAGCCGGTCAGGTAGTTATACGATGCGACGGCTTCAAAGGTCGCCAGCTTGTTGATCGCGTCGCGATGCGCACCGTCAGTGCCCCCGATAGCCGTCTCGGCGTATTCGAACCGCGCAGCGTTTGCGAGCACCTTCGCCACCAGCTCAAGTAGCGAAATGCCGCGCCGCAGCGCTTCCTTTTCCAGCATCGGGCATTTGGCCGTCGCCGCGTCCGCGCTAAACGCATCCGCCTCGGCACGCTTGATCGGCCAGGCAGCCATCTCACCGGGCGACACCATTTCGATCACCTTGTCGCGCAACGCGGCAGCGTGGGCCAGCACCAGCGCACATTTTTCGGCTTTAGCCTGATCCAGCGTGTAGCTGTCGATGATCGCCTGCACTACCACGTCGTCGCTGGACATCCATTGCATGCCAACTTGCCAGAGCGAGTGCCCAGCGGCAAAGATGGCGGCATGCAGGCCGGCGCCTTTTTCAGCGTAATATATTGCCATCACTACACTCCCAGGAAGACAAGCGGCACGTGTGTCTGCCCGACAGGATGCGCCGTCGTTGTCACGCTCGGCACGGCCGGCAGCACGCCAACAGTACCGCCGGCCTCGGTGCGAAAATCTATTTGCACAGGCGGGGACGCGGTATTGAAGCCAAGAGGCGAGCCGCCAAGCTCGTTATTTCCCGAGGACGAATATGCCGTCACGCCCGCGCTGCCGGCGTTGATCGTGATGGAGGTGAAGTACCAGCCAGCGGGCAGGTTCAGTGCCGAGGCGAGCGGGCCAATTTTCAGGCCCGTCGTCCCACCGTCGAGATTGCCGGTCGCTGCAAGCTGATTGCCGATATAGCCTTTCTCGTTTAAAGAATAAAGACCCGCCCGAATGATTGCGCCGGAAGATCCAGGTGTTACGACATTCACACCAAGCGCCGCGATGGGCGCGCCAGCTCTCAGCAGGAACGGGATATAGTGAACATCCCCCGCATATATCGAAACGGTCGATGTCGTGGCAGTGCGCGCGGCCGATGTTAGCAATCGATTCAGTGACGCGGATACCGTGTCCACAGTCGGCATCATCGATTCCAACGTGTTCGCGTGCGGCGTGCAGATGATCGTCGTCGTTCCGGACAGGTTTGCCGCAGTGGGATTAACGCTGTTGTAAGTTCCACCGGCGAACGTCGCGCTGACGCGGGCGCGCACGAAGGTGCTGGCATCGCTGAGGTACCCAAAGCCAGATTCGATAAATAGCCCGCCACTGTCGAGCAGCGTGTAGGCGGTCTGCGTGTTAAGCGCAAAGACATCCGATAGCTTGGGATACCCTGATGCGGCGATGAGGATCACATTGCCCGCGCCCGTCGTTGCCGTGGTTTGCTTAATGCCGTTCGCAAGCATGTCTTAGTTCAGGGTGAAGATGCCGGCCGCCTGATCGAAGTCGACCAAGATGCTTTCGCCGTCGTTCAGGGTTATGCTCGACCCGTAGTCGTAATAGCCGATCAGGTCGCCGTTCGTGGCAGTGGCGTTCGCCAGGACCGCGTATCGGAACGGTCCGACGGTGCCGCCAGCCGCGGTAATGGTGAGGTCGGCGCACACCTGCTTCAGCGTGCCACCGGTCTGCACCGACGAGGTCGTGCTGATGTTGCGGGAAGAGCAGTTCGCGTAGCCGATCTGGGTAATATCGGCCGTCACCGCAGAGGTAGCGGCATTCGGCGCCGTATTGGTCAGCAGGATCACCAGCTGATCGGCCGCCAGGTTGTGCTTCTTCTTCGCCAATGCCTCGACGAAGGCGTTCAGTTTGGTGAATGCGGCCATTGGCAGCCTTTCATTGTTCAGTGAGCCGCGCTTCGATAAACGAAAGCAGCTCGTCGTCGGACTTGCCGACTATGTCTTCAGGGAAGATCGCCACCCGCCCATCGACGGGGATGATCACAGCGCCCGCCGCCGCGGCCTCGGCGCGCACGTTGGCGATCAAGGCAGCGTCGGCGGGGCTCATGGGTTATTTCTTTCCGCGAGTTGATTTCGCTTGCGGCGCGGGCTCGGCGGCCGTCCGGACTTCAGCCTCGACGGCAACAACTGCCGGCGCCGAGACTTCCGATCGGTAGCGCGCGGCGCCGCAGTCTTCAACCAGGTGCTTCGCGAACTCGGCGCTGGTGCGCAGCACATCGCCAGAATTCAGTACGCCATACTGGTGCGTGATGACTTGGCCGAGGATTTCGACTTCAACCATAGATTTCTCCGCTGATGGGGCAAGCGCTTCCGCCTGCCCCTAGACCGATTAGGCCGGGACCAGGTCGCCGTAGCGGGCGGCGGCCGGCTTCTCGACGGTCAGCGCCAAGCGACGCATTGCGCGGACGGTCACCAGGCCGAGCTGGAAGTTGTTCTCGTCCGAGTCCGACAGGTCGACCACGATGCCTTCGCGGTTGTGCAGGGTTGCAGCTTGCGACAGCGAGCCCACCCACACTTTGCCCACCAGCATGGCGTTCGAAGCCACGACCGGGCGGCCGAACAGGGTTGGCACGCCTGGCAGTGCCGGATCGCCCAGCAGGTAGCGTCCTTGGCTGTCTTTCGCCAGGCGCATGGACCACCAGTCGCCGGTGTTCACGATCACGACGTCCGCTGGGTAGTCGTTCAGCGCGCAGTCGCCGATCATCTTGCCGATCAGGTCGAAACGGTTGGTAGCCGACAGACCGGCGCCGGTCAGCGTCGCCGCGGTGTAACCGTGTGCAGTGAAGTTGCCGGCGTTGGTCAGGCCGGACAGATTCGGGTTCGTGCCGTTGCCGCCGATCAGTTGGGTTTCGACGCGCATATTCACGCCGTAGACCATGCGGCGGTTGATGAACGCAGCCATGGCGGCGTTGTCCATCGACAGCTGGCGGGTGATCTTGATGAAGTGGCCGACGTTCTGCACCGGCATGGTCGCGTTGGCGAAGGTGATGCTGGTCTGCGGCAGCTGCAGGCCTTCGGCGACTTCAGCGGCATTGTTGGTGAAGACATTCTCGCGCACCCAGTCGATCGCGTTCGCGCTGGTCGGAATCGAGGTCAGAAGGTCTTCGATGGTGAAGACGCGGAAGGCTCCCTCGACCAGGCCGGGGCGGCGCTCGCTGAAGGTGTTGGCGATGGCGTTGGTGACGGTATTCTTCACTTCCATCGACACGCGGCCGAATTGGGTGGAGGCGCCGGCACCGAGGATGCCCTTGTACTGCGTGCCTTGCACGAACTGCGCGCCGATGGACTGGTCCACCGGGGCTTGGTCGGGCTGCGCGGAGGCCTTTTGCTCGACCGCCAGCAGGCGCTCAGCCAGCGTGCGCTGCTCGACGCCGATGGCTTCGATTGCGGCCTTGGTCTCCTGCGAGACTTTACCCAGGGTTGCCATTTCGCCGTCCGCTTTTGCGGACATGGCGGTCAGTTTTGCCTCGACACCATCGAGGGCTTTCATGATCAGATCGGACATTGCTTTCCTTTGGTCGTAAAAAAAGCCGCTCGCGGCGGCTTAATGTGGTTGTGATGCGGGTTTATTGGCAGATTCGCACGATACGAGCGACGATTTCGCTCTCGGCGCGCTTCACTTCGTCGTTGTCGCCTGCATCCCGCAGGGTGAACAGCGCCTTGGCGCGGGCGGTCAGTGCCTGGGCCGCCCCTTTGCTGAAATTCCCCGCATCCCGCAGGAAATTCTCAAAATCTCGGATGGTCTCGATTTCCGCCATCTCGTCGGCGTATTTCACGCTCGACAGGTCGACGCGGGCGAATTTGTCGGCCGGGAAGGTCACGATCGACGTCTCAGCCAAGCGCGCGACCTTGTTAATCGTCCGGCCGGCGGGCGTGTCTTCGTAATCGCCCTTGCGCAGCGAATAGCCGATGCTCATCGAATCGACGGTGCCGTGCTTGAGGGCTGCTTTTACCTCTGCCGCGAGGGAGTTCCCTGGAGTGAACTCGCCAGTCAGCAGCAGGCCGTAATCGTCTTCTTCCGCCTTGACCCATTTACCGATCGGGACCGAACTCGAGTCGTGGTTGAAGAACATTTTTGGCAGCCCGTTGACCTTCAGTGTCTCGGCGTACGCACCCTTGACGATGGTGTCACCGTACGAATCGACGTTTCCGAAGGTCGACGCGTAGCCGACAAAGGTCGAATCGTCGCTCTCAAGCTTGAACTGGGCGTCTGCTAGTAGCAGGGACTTGCGTTCCATGTGTTTTCCTCCGCTATTGAGCGATATCGGCGCCGGATCCGCCCGATGCTGTCGTTTTGCCGAGCATGTCGAGCGGGACCAGGTTACTTTGTGCCGTCAGCACGTTGGTGCCGTCGATGTATGGCCAGCCTTCTAGCTGACGGACCTCAGCACGTGTAACAAGGCCGTTTTGCACCTGTTTTGCGTAGATTTCAGCACGATCCTTGGGATTTGCTCGCATTAGGGCGTCAAAACTCATCTCGATCGCCATCGAAGCACGCTGTCGAGGGGTCAAAACGCGCTTTTTCACCGCCTGCTCGATGTTGATGAGCACCGGTCGGATTGCAGTGGTATAGAAGCCCTGCACCAATTGCTCGATTCCCGATCCCCATGCCGTCACATTTGAGTGGTGCACGAGCACCGGCGGCACGTCAAACCACTGGCAAATCTGCTCGACGCTGAATTTTCGCGTCTCCAACAGCTGCTGGTCAGCCGGCGACATGCTCAGCTGCTCGTATTTCATGTTCGCTTCAAGGACGTACAGGCGCGCTGTGCTGCCGGCGGCCATTTCGGCGAACCGTTCCTGCACTGCCTTGCGTTGATCTGGGCTGAGAACCTTATCGAGCATCAGGACGCCGGTAGGCTTGCCGCCAGACCCGAAAATCTTCGACGCTGCGCCCTGCGCCTTTGCTGCCTCGTCCAAGGTGCTGCGCATGAAGTCCAGCTTCGCCAGGCCGGTTGTCCCGTTGCCCAAATTCTTTAGGTGCAGGACGTTACTGTCGGCCAGAACTGCCACATCGTTGTCGAAGGTGTACTTGTAGACCATCGAGCCGTCAGGAAGCACGACAGGCTCGACCTGATCGGCCGGCATTGGCCACATCGCGACCGCCTCGCCATTGTCATCGCGGTCAATCCTGGCGTACGCATTGCCGCGCAGGTCGTGATTCATCATCATCGCGCGCCAGAACTCGAAAGGCGTCATGCGACTATTCGGGCTGTCGTGCAGGATCGCGTAAAGGCGACTCGTGCGAGCGAGCTGCTTTTCCCCGTTGACCTGCTTGTATGCGAAGAACGGCAGGCTGGCGACGGTCGTTGCGCGACGGTCAATGCAGGCCCAAACCGTGCTGATCTGCAGGGCGCCGTCCACGCCGACACTCGAGGTATCGGGAATCAGTGGCGCGCCGGGGATCGACTGCTGCGTACCGCTTGCCTCGGCGATCGCGCCGCCGCGGCCCCACCAGGTGCGGAAAGAGTTGAACAGATTCATGCGCTGATGGGTGCGTTAAGAAAGTCGTTGATATTCCCCGAGCCTGCAGGGTTGAGCGCCATGAGGGACACCGCGCTGAACGCCGACATAAGCGGGTCGATCTTGGCCTTACCAGAGGCCTGCTTGGTGATCAGGATGGCGTTGCCCTTGTCCTCGACCCGGGCGTTACCGACACACCAATTCATCATCGGGCGCCCGCCGTGCAGGAGCTCCCGGCCGGCGACCTTGCGCTCGGTGGTCTTGATCGCGCCGTTCAGGCGGTAGCCCTGCGAAATCGCGACGATCTGCTCCATCGTGATGCCGCGCGCGTCCGTGATCAGCTCGTCCACGACATCACCAATACCGGCAGCGTCAACGCCAATACCCTTCTGCTCAGGCAGCAGGCCGCTGTCACGCACTTGGCAGATCACATTGCAAACGCCCGTTACGTCATCACCTGGCTGGTCGACGATCGTAAGGTCTCCCTCTCGCTGGAAGTCCAGCAGCCGCGGCGCAATCTCTTTACGCCGCTCGAGGGCGATTTTGTGAGCCCAGGCGTGGCACCAGAGAAGCCACTTACCGGTTTCGCGTTCACGCCCCAGCACGGACAGGCCTAGCAAGTCATCCAGACCGCCGCCGTCGATACCGACTACCGCAACTTCGCAGCGCTCGAGCAGCGAATCCAGCGTGATCGACCGATCTACGGCGCCTTCCCAGAAGTCAGCGCCGGCCCAACGGTCAGAACGCAGGTTCAGCCCGATCTCGACATTCAGGTGCTTCGCTAGGAACTCTTTAAATTCCTGCTCGCCGCCCTCTTTCGCCTGGCTATGCAACTGGGTGATGCGCTCGATATCGACCGAGGCGCCCCAGTTTGGGTTCGTCACGTAGGCGTTATTGAGGTCTTCGTATGCCCTGCTTTCCAGCATCGCCGGCGGGAATTCGTAAATCACCGGCAGGAACTTACGATCTGCCACACGCCCGTCGCGCACCTTTCGCGCATAGTCCAGCTTCGCTTTGAACACGCCGGCCGGCGGTTCGTTTGACTGCGTCGTCGCGTAGATGACGAAGCCTTCTGGACGCGATGCTAGACCACCTGTCGCTTCTAGCAGCATGTTAGAGGCCTTGGCCTGCTTGCCGAATTCGTGCAGCTCGTCGACGAAGACGAACGATGCCTTCTTGCCCGACACGGTGTCGCTGTCTGCAGCTACGACCTTGAGGGTCGCCCCGGTCTCCAGGTGCGTGATCTGGCGAAAGTAGTCCTGGACCTTCAGGCGCGCGGACAGCTCTGGATCCGCCTTGATCATGTCGCGGATCGGCTTGTAGGAGTTGTCCGCGATCTCCTTCGTAGGGCTCAAAATCAGCAGTTCTGCCGACGGGCGCCAATTCATGATCAGCGCGCACAGCATGATGGCTGCGGCGATCGTGCTCTTTGCGTTCTTCTTTGAGACCATCAGCATTATCTCGTTGATGTGGCGCCGGCCCGTCTCGGGGTCCTCTGCGCCGAACACCGCTTGGACGAACTCACGCAGCCAAGGCAGCGAAGCCTCGCCCACTGTTGGCTGGCCGGCGACGTCTACCAAGATGAAGCTGCTGCAGATTTCCCAAGCATCGGCCGCCACATCAGGGAACAGCGGCGGCAGAGGAATCAAAGACTCACGAGCTACGATTCGGCGCTCCCAGTCTGGACACGCCGTTGAGTAGTCCATGTGTCAACTCCTAATGCTTAACGGCGGCGCCTGGGCCTCTCCGTGTGGCGAACCTGCTCGACGTCTCGCCGACCGGCTTCTCTGGGGTCTTGCCGCTTTCGCCCAGCTTCTTATGCTTGAACGGCGCTGCAAGGCCGGCGGCCTTCAGTCGGAGGGCGACCGGCACTTCCGGATCGTTCATGAAGAACTCCAGCACCTCCAGCGGCGACTTGCCGACCGTCGATGCCGCAAATTCAGTCCCTTCGTTCTCGGGTTTCTTCTTCCGGCCGGCGCCAGGGCGTGCGCCGCCGCTGCGTCCTTTAACACCGGCCATTTGATTTCCTATTTGATAGAGGGGATTTTT